ACCGGATGGCCGCGCGATTTTTTAACCCCCCCCACGTGGAGCCCTGGTGGCCGTTCGATTCAGTTAAGCGCATTTTTGACGTCCGCGAAACTAGTTGAGCGCATTTTTGAGATCCGCCCCGCGGACCCGTTCGAGCTTTAATTCAAATTAAAGTCTAACCGTTTTGAATCGACCAATCATTTTGACTCTGCCAAGCTTAGATATGCGTTAAAGAACTTGGGCGCCAAGTTTAACCGTTATATAAAGTTAAACCTATGTTTAACCGTCGTGCTTTAATTCAAAATGCCTAAGCGCGATGCACCGTGGCGCTCGATGGCGGGAACCTCCAAGGTTAGTCGGGCTCTCAATTATTCCCCTCGTGGAGGGATGGTGTCCAAGCCCAGCAAGGCTACTCTATGGGTTAATAGGCCCATGTATAGGAAGCCCATGATATATCGGACGCTAAGATCGCCCGACGTGCCCAAAGGCTGTGAAGGTCCCTGTAAAGTCCAGTCGTTCGAGCAGCGCCACGATGTCTCACACACTGGGAAGGTGATCTGCATATCGGACGTTACCCGTGGTAACGGTATAACCCATCGTGTCGGGAAACGTTTTTGCGTCAAGTCCGTGTACATTTTAGGGAAGATATGGATGGACGAGAACATCAAGTTAAAGAACCACACGAACAGCGTCATGTTCTGGTTGGTGAGAGATCGTAAACCGACCGGTACGCCTACGGATTTTGGGCATTTATTTAACATGTTCGACAACGAGCCCAGCACTGCAACCGTCAAGAACGATCTCCGTGACCGTTTCCAGGTAATGCGTACGTTCTATGCCAAGGTTACCGGTGGACAGTACGCTAGCAATGAACAGGCGCTGGTCAAGCGTTTCTGGAAGGTCAACAATCATGTGGTCTACAATAATCAGGAAGCTGCTAGATACGAGAATCACACTGAGAACGCCCTATTACTGTATATGGCATGTACTCATGCATCTAACCCCGTGTACGCAACGCTAAAGATACGGATCTATTTTTACGATTCGGTCCGGAATTAATAAATTTTGAATTTTATTGAATGATTTTCGAGTACATTAGAGACATAACGTCTAGCCGTTGCGAAACGAACAGCTCTAATTACATTGTTGATGGTAATAACGCCTAATTGATCTAGATACAAGAACACTAACGATCGGAATCTACTTAAATAAGTCGTCCCAGAAGCTGTCAGGGAAGTCGTCCAGACTTGGAAGTTCAGGAAGCATTTGTGGAGATCCAATGCTTTCCTCAGGTTGTGGTTGAACCGGATCTGGATGTGATATACCCTGGTTCTGGTGTATAATGGGTCCTCTACTCTGCACATCTTGAAATAAAGGGGATTGTCTATCTCCCAGATATACACGCCATTCTCTGCCTGAGGCGCAGTGATGAGTTCCCCTGTGCGTGAATCCATGGTCGGCGCAGTTGATATGGATGTATATTGAGCACCCGCAGTTAAGATCGATACGCCTACGACGCGTTATTCTGCGCTTCGCCGCCCTGTGTTGAGGTTTGATAGAGGGGGGAGTCGAGGAAGACGAACGTCGCATTATGTAATGTCCAGGCTTTGAGAGCTGAGTTTTCAGATTTGTCGAGGAAATCTTTATAACTAGCCCCCTCGCCTGGATTGCACAGCACGATTGAAGGAACCCCGCCTTTAATTTGAACAGGCTTTCCGTACTTGCAATTGGATTGCCAGTCCCTTTGGGCCCCGATAAGTTCCTTCCAGTGCTTTAGCTTTAGATAATGCGGGCTTACATCATCAATGACGTTATACTCCACATTGTTCGAGTAAACCCTAGAATTGAAGTCTAGGTGCCCGCTCAAATAATTATGTGGGCCTAACGCTCGAGCCCACATCGTCTTTCCCGTTCGAGAATCCCCCTCGATGATCAAGCTAACAGGTCGAACAGGCCGCGCAGCGGCATCAAGCCCAATATACTGAGAAACCCAGTCCTTCATTTCGTCGGGAACACACGTGAAAGAGGAAAGTGGAAACGGAGGAGACCAAGGCTCCGGAGCCTTTTGAAAAATACGTTCTAGGTTAGAACGTAGATTGTGTTGTTGAAGGACAAAATCCTTCGGTTGCTCCTCTTTGAGCACTTGAAGTGCTGCGTCTACTGATCCGGAGTTGATTGCCTTGGCATAACTATCGTTAGCCGTTTGCTGACCTCCTCTAGCACTTCGTCCGTCGATCTGGAATGTTCCCCATTCAAGAGTGTCTCCTTCCTTCTCGACATAGGACTTGACGTCGGAGCTGGAACTAGCTCCCTGATAGTTTCCATGAAAATGGGTTGATCTTGTTGGGGATACCAGATCGAAGAATCTTTGATTTGTGCACTGGTATTTTCCTTCCAGTTGCAGAAGCACGTGGAGATGAGGCTCCCCATTTTCATGAAGTTCTCTACATATTTTTATGTATTTCTTGTTGGTGGGTATTTGAAGGTTGAGAATTTGGGAAAGAGCTTCTTCTTTGGTAAGTGTACACTGGGGATAAGTGAGGAAATAATTCTTGGCATTTATTTTGAATCGTTTAGGCGGTGGCATTTTTGTAATAAATGCTATGTACCCCGATTCCTCCAAGCTCAAAAACTTACATGAATCGGTGTAAGGGGGTACAATTTATAGTAGAACCCTCATTACTCCAAAAGGACACGTGGCGGCCATCCGACTATAATATT